ATTTCTTTCCAGACAGTCTGGGGGTCCGGCGACTTTATTGACACTCAGTCGCTTTCAGGCACTGTCGTAAACAATGACACCGCCCTACAGCTAAATGCTGTGTTCTCGGCCGTCTCTTTGATCTCAGACACTGTGGCGACTCTACCCATAGACGCATACATACGCTCACAGGGCGCACGTCGCGTTCTGAGGCCACGACCAGCTTGGGTAACCAAACCAGACATAGATAGCACCAAAGAGGCCTTCTATGGGTCAGCTATCGTCTCTCTGCTACTAGACGGAAACGTCTTTATCCGCGTATTCCGTAACCGCAGGGGCGAGATCGTCAATATGAATGTCTTGAACCCAACTGACGTCGCTATCAAGCGCAATGGCGTTGGCAGGGTGATGTTTGACGTCAAGGGCGAAGACAAGCTACTCAGCAGCGAAGAGATTATCTTTATCCCAGATGTCGTAAAGCCAGGCACTATGCGTGGGATCTCCCGCGTAGAGGCTCTGAAGGAAAACTTCGGTCTGGCACAAGCTTTGGAGAACTACGCAAGCAAATTCTTCGGTTCAGGCACTCACACCTCTGGCGTCTTAGAGGTTCCGGGCAACCTGACCGCTGAGCAGGCCAAGTCTATGCAGGAAGCCTTTGACTCACGTCACAAGGGCTGGGGCAGGGCGCACAAGACCGCGATTATCACAGGCGGTGCTGCCTACAAGCCAACTAACGTGCCAAACGACCAAGCTCAGTTCCTAGACAGCCGCAGAATGGCTGTAGAGGACGTTGCAAGGGCATTCAACATCCCGCCACACCTTCTTGGACTGCCAGGCACTAACACCTACGCTTCGGTAGAGCAGAACAACATCGCTTTCGTCACACACACCCTCAGACCTATCGCTCAGAAGCTAGAGGGCGCTCTTACGAGCCTTTTGAGCCAAGAGACAGGCCTAGAGGCCGCTTTTGTCAAATTCAGCCTAGACGGGCTTCTGAGGGCCGATATCAACAGTCGCACAGAGGCTTACAGCCGTGGTCTACAGGCTGGCTACTACAAGATCAACGACGTTCGTCGCTTCGAGGACCTAGAGCCGATTGACGATGAATCGGCGAACACAGTTCGCGTACCTCTGGCAAACGTAAACGTAGACGCAGCCGATCTGTCCGCAATGAGCGCCAAGGTACAGATGCTTCAGCAACTTGTTCAGTCAGGTTACGACCCGACAGACGCTGCTGCCAAGCTCGGTCTACCACCGTTCGTACACACAGGCGCAGTTTCAGTTCAGCTACAGCCGGAGGCTGAATAGTGCTATCAAACGGCAGAATAAGCGTAGGTACGACAGCAACAGCGATAGACGGTGTTCACAATCAGTACGCGCACATTATTCTGCACAATGACGACAACACCGATGCTGTTTACATCGGAGGTCCTGGCGTGACGACAGCAAACGGCTTAGTTCTTCAGAAAGAACAAACATTTGAAATTGGACTTGGCCCGCTAGAACAGCTTTACGCAGTCAGCACCAAAACAGGTCATTCAATAAGCTTTCTAAGGCACACAATCTAATGCCTTATTACATTTCAGATAGTAACCCAGACTGCGGTGGCTGGGCAGTAGAGAAGAGTGACGGTGAAGTTATGGGTTGCCACGAAACTAAGCAAGAAGCAATAGATCAGATGGTTGCACTTTCCCTAGCCGAGGACCTAGAGCCAGGCGGAGAGAGGGCTATGCCTGGAACGCTCAAGGTCGGTAGCTTTGTATCTTGGAACAGCTCTGGTGGTCGCGCTCGCGGACAGGTGAAAGAGATTGTCGAAGATGGCACGATCAACGTACCCGACAGTTCAGTCAGCGTAAATGGCACCCCAGCCGACCCAGCAGCCCTCATCTCAATCTGGGAAGAGGTAGAGGGTGGCTATAGGGAAACTGATACTAGAGTCGGACATAAGTTCTCCACGCTAACGGAGATAGAGCCTCTGCCAGAAGCACCAGCTCCAGAGGAAGAAACCAATTCAATCGAATTCAGAGATGTAAACCTAGCCCCTCCGGCTTATATGAGAGCAGCCGCTAGACGGGGACTCGCATACTACGAGGAGGGCTACGGCGGAGATGGCTTGGTTGAAAGAACTATACGAGAAGCTCGGGCTATGGCTCGCGGTTCTGTTACTGCTGAGAAGTGGGTTAGGCTTCGGGCTTGGATTGCTCGTCACTTGGTTGATCTGGACTCTCCCGCCGCACGACCTGATTCGGACGATTATCCTAGTGCTGGCGTCGTAGCACACCTACTCTGGGGTTCAGGCCCGTCAAAGCGAGCTGCACAGCGCGCACTGAGCTATGCCGAAGGTGTAGTTGCTAGAATTGAAGAAGAAAACGAAGGCCGAGCGAAAGGCGAAGCATTGTCAAAGATCGAGACTCGCACGACCCCGATTGAGTTCGAGGTACGCGAAGATGGCGACGGAATGACCTTTGAGGGTTACGCTGCTGTATTCAACACCCCGTCTGAGCCTCTACCGTTTATTGAGCGTATCGCCCCTGGAGCGTTCAAGCGTTCACTAGAGTCACGCAACGACATCAAGTTGCTCTGGAACCACGACACGGGAACCGTACTCGGCTCCACGCGCGCTGGGACTATGAGACTAAACGAGGACGACCGCGGACTACGCGTAAGCGCAACTTTCCCAAACACCACAGCCGGACGTGACGCAGCAGAGCTACTACGCCGTGGCGACGTAGACTCGATGAGCTTTGGCTTTTCAGTACCTTCAGGTGGCGACGACTGGTCAAACGACGGCTCGGAGCGCACCCTAAACTCGGTCAGGCTTCACGAGGTTTCAATCGTTGCCTTTCCCGCTTACAGCTCTACGGCAGGCACAACTTCTGTCCGCGGGTTGGACAAGGTTGCAGAAAGAGCCGAAGTAGACGCAGATGCCCTAGCTGACGCAATGGTCAAGCTAGAGGAAGGCAAGGAACTCTCAGAGGACGAGGGACGCCTGCTAAATCAAGCAATCAACTCCTACACGATCAAGGACGAAGTAGAGTCCGATGGTGATATGGAAATGCTTGCTCTCAAGAAAATGAAACTCAAACTACTGACAGGAAACTAATATGGCGACTAGAGAAGATATCAAGAAGGCGATCCTTGCTGTCGCCGGAAACCCAGAGTCAGGCCCGATAGCCAATCTGGTAGACGCGATGGCAGACGCAGTTGTTGGTCTAGATGCACCAGTGCCGTTCAAGCCTGATGCTCGTGATGGTGACAAGGACGGCAAAGTCCAAGACGGTACACCTTTTGAAAGACCAGCTAAAGAAACCCGCGTTACTAAGGCTGACGAGAAGCGGTAATCCCTTTCCGCATACAGAGCGGGTTCCCCCCAGGTAGTCCTTTCCCTGGGGGTTTCCTTTACCCGCGGACATCTCCTGTAAAATTTACATATCGGATTGTGAGTCAGCTCTGCCGTGTTCAGTTCGCGTCAGCGCGACTGGTATCCAAGTAAACAATCTATTTAGGAGACTAAATGTCTGAGTTCGTAAAGACTCAGCAGGAAGTCCGTGCAAATCTCACTGAGCAGATCCGCGAGGTCATTGACCTAGCAGACTCCGAGAAGCGTGGCCTATCCGCTGAGGAACTACAGAAGATTGACCGCATCGAGGACGACATTCGTCGTGCCGACGAGGCTATTGCAGTTGCAACCCGCAACGAGGAGCGCGCAGTAGAGGCTTCGGCCGCTGCTAAGGGCTTCCAGATTGCAGAGCCAGTCACCGAGCGTTCATCTTCAGAAATCCTGCGCGAGATCGCAGCTACCCGTGGCGCACACACCTTTGAGCGTCGCACTATGGTTCCATCCACCGACACTGTGCCAAAGAGCTTCTTTGACCAGGTATTCGACGTTGCCCGCCTAGTCGGTCCAATGCTCGATGTTGGTAACAGAATCAACACCACCTCTGGTGAGGACATCACCATCCCAACTCTCACCGCATACAGCGCCGCAACCCTAAAGGCTGCTGGTTCTGCTATTGACGAGAGCGAGCCAACCTACTCAAGCATCACTCTTGGTGCCTACAAGTACGGTCTGCTCATCCCGGTATCCAACGAGCTAATTGCAGACGCAGGGTTTGACATCTCGTCACACCTCGCAAACCAGGCTGGTAACGGCCTCGGCTACGCAGTAAACGCAGCTCTAACCACTGGTGACGGAAGCAGCAAGCCTAACGGTGTCGTAACCGCTGCTGGCTCTGGTGTTACAGGTGGAACTGGTGTCACTGGTGGATTCACCGCTGACAACCTGATTGACCTTCAGTACACCCTTGACGGAGCCGCTCGTCGTCTCCCAGGTGTTGCATATATGGCTGCTGGTGCAACCATCGGTGCAATGCGTAAGCTCAAGGACGACGCTGGTCAGTACCTCTACCAGGTAAACGTTGGACAGCCAGACAGCTTTGCTGGCTACAGCGTTATCGAGAACCCAGGAATGGCTGCGATTGCGACCAGTGCCAAGTCGGTACTGTTCGGACACCTGCCTTCCTACCAGGTTCGCGTTGCAGGTGGCGTACAGGTTGCAACTTCGACCGACTACGCATTCAACACCGACAGCACGGTATTCCGTGTACTGATGCGCGTTGATGGTGACTTGACTCACGCAAGCCACATCAAGTACTTCAAGGGTGGCGCAAGCTAGTCCTTGATTTAGACCGAGGCCCCCGCAGTTCTAGGTTGCTGCGGGGGTTTCGCTTTGCTAGGGTATTTGTATGCCTAAACCTAGTCTCAAGGGCGCAGTCGCCCTAGCCTCTAATACACCCGGAATGCCAACAGGCTACGGAAACCAAGCGCAGATGCTTGCCGAGCGAATGATTCGGTCGGGCTTAGAGTTTGCGTCGTTCTCTAACTACGGCCTAGAAGGGAAGCAAAGCAGCCTTCAGATAGCGGGCAAGACAGTCCCCCACTACCCGCGAGGCCTAACCAACTATTCAGTAGACGTGATACCGACTTGGTACGACGATTTTGCTTCCCAGCACCCAGATCTAAAGACTGTTTTATTTACGCTCTATGACGTGTGGGTGTACAACCAAATGCAGTTTGATCACCCGATAGTCTCTTGGGTGCCACTAGATCACATCACTCCACCGCCTGCGGTTATGGAGTTTTTGAGCAAAGAAAACGTAAGTCCAGTAACTATGTCGCCACACGGTCAGGAGCAACTAGAGGCGCTAGGTATCCCTTCGACCTACATCCCGCACGGGATTGACAGGTCTGTGTATAAGCCAACGCCAGACATAAACGGGGTAGCAACTCGGGAGTTTATGAGCGTTTCTGAGGATACATTTCTTGTCGGCATAGTTGCTGCGAATAAAGCTAACGGGAGTGTCCATCGGAAGGCCTTTGCAGAAAACCTGCTGGCATTCGCGACGTTCCACAAGAAATATCCTAATTCTCAGTTGTACAT